AAAGAAGCGATAGGGCAAAGGCTACAACTAAAAAAGAATATTGATGCAGAAACTGGTCAAAAGACTTTGCAGTTTGAGCCTACAACACAAAAACAAGCAGGACTTAGACCTGATCAGGTTAAGAATAAAGAGAAGCTAGTACCCAAGGATATCAAGAGTAATGTTTCGTCTAAGCAAGGTGCTATCTGGGAAGAAGCAAAGAACTATGGAGTTGATCTAGAAGTTGAGCAAAGAGCAAAAGCTAGACGGAATGCAGAGATTGATCTTAGACCAGCACTAGGTACAGAAAAACTAAGTCGCTTTGTTAGAAGAAAACAGATGAAGTTTAAGCCTACAAAACAAGCTAGAGGACAAAAAGGTGCTGACTTAGGTGCATTGGTATCAGGGCAAAAGATCCTTGAATGACGGACGTAGAACAAGCGGTCAAAGTCTTACAACAGCTTACCGAACTCAAAGATACCAACAGGATTCATTATTACCACCCTTACGGATATCAAGTTGAGTTTCATAAAGCGAGAGATCTTAACAAAAACAGAGCAAAGCAGAGGCTGCTTATGGCAGCGAATAAGGTTGGTAAAACCTACTGCGGTGCTGCCGAACTAGCGATTCATGCACTTGGAGATTATCCAGATTGGTGGGAAGGACATAAGTTTGATTCTGCAATCAAGATATGGGCTGCAGGAAACACAACAGCAAACACTAGAGATATTGTTCAAGCAGAGTTATTAGGCGAACCAGGAGATCCAGAAGACTATGGTAAAGGACTTATTCCTAAAGACAGGATTATTCACACAGACAGGCTTCCTGGGATTCCTAATGCCTATTCTGCAGTTACCGTTAGACATGCATCAGGTAAGAACTCAAAGATCTGGTTCAAGTCCTATGAACAGGGCAAAGAACAATGGATGGGTAAAGCAGTAGACATTGTATGGCTAGACGAAGAACCACCACAGGATATTTATTCACAAGGACTCAGAGCAACCTTGAAGACTCAAGGACTGATCTTCATGACCTTTACTCCAGAGAAAGGGATGACGAATACAGTTGCTCAGTTCATGAACGATTTAAAACCAGGACAGCAGCTGTATCATGCAACTTGGGATGATGCACCACATTTAGATGAACAAACCAGGAATGAAATACTTGCAGCACTTCCTCCGCATGAAAGAAATATGCGATCAAAGGGGGTTCCTGTTCTTGGTTCAGGATTGGTTTATCCAGTTGACGAAGACTCTATCAAAATCCCTGCGTTTCAGATTCCAGAATACTGGCCTAAAGTCTGTGGGATTGACTTTGGTTGGGATCATCCATTTGCTGCAGTATGGGTTGCATGGGATCGTGAAACAGACACGATCTACGTCTATGACTTATACACAATACGTGCTGAAACACCTGTTGCTCATGCCCATGCAATACGTTCTAAAGGTGATTGGATTCCTGTGGCATGGCCTCATGATGGTATGCAACATGACAAAGGTTCTGGCGATCCACTTGCTAAACAGTATCGTCGGCTTGGTGTTAATATGCTTGGTAGCCATTTCAGCAATCCCGACGGTGGTTTTTCTGTTGAGCCAGGTATCATGGACATTCTGCAGAGAATGCAGTCAGGGCGTTTTAAAGTATTTGAACATCTTGCCGAATGGTTTGCAGAAATGCGGATGTACCATCGAAAAGAAGGAAAGATCATTAAAGAACGTGATGACATTATGAGTGCAACTAGATACGCAACGATGTCAGTACGTTACGCAACCATACATAAAGAAAAACCAAGAATGGAGTACGCAATCGGTACTCAGGACTTAGAATACCAATACTTTTCATAAGACAGACAATGGACTTACTCAATCTATCACAACCATGGGATTGTCAAAGATTTCCTAAATCTAAAACCATCTGCTATGGAGGAGGAGGTGGTGGTGGAGGTGCTCCAAAACTAGAAATGAAAGGTTTAGATCTTACTAAAAGTACAGGAGCTTTAAGCCCAAAAGGAGTTAAAGCAATTACATCCAGTTTAAAAGCAGCTGGAGGTGGTGCTGCATATACTGCTGCTGTAGATAAAATGAATAAAGAAACAGATAAACGGTTAGGTTTAGGAAAATATAAAAAGAAAAGTGGAGGATTACTTGGATCTGGAATATCCATATCTCCACCTAAAATTAAATTACCAAAATCTATTAAAGACACATCTTTAGGTAATGCAGCCAATGAAGTTAAGAAATTAGGAGATGGTGACTTTAGCCTAAAGAAAGCAGTACAGGGAACTGCATCTGGTGCAGAAAGCACTATTAAGAAATCTGATTTAGGAAAGGTCGTTAAAAAAGTTGCAGATCAATCGGGTTACACAGGATCTGATATAGATACAGGAATGCAGAAGATAGAAAAAGAATCTTCTAATGTGGTCAACCAAACCTTAGATGCTGTTGATAATCCGACAAAGGTTATTAACGATGCTGTTGATAGAGCTAAAAACTTTGGTGCTGAAACCGCAGGAGAAGTAAAAGATGCTTTTGGAGCTTACGAAACTGCAGGAAAAAACATTGAAACTACTGGACAGAACATTGTTGGTGCATTCGAAGACACGTTTCAGACAGGAATGAATGCAGCTTCTGCATTAGGACAAAACTTAGCTAATCAACTAGGTACAGCATCTGGAGACAAAGGTGGTCTCAAAGGCAAAGCAAACATTGCTGATTTACTAGAACAAAAGAGAAAAGGCAGAAGAGGTGGCCTTAGTAGATCAGGTACTTCAAGAACTCTTATTACAGGAAAAGTCTAATGGGTGGATCAACAGGAGCAGCTTTAGACAGAGTTGGAAGTCTTGGTGGTGTTTTATATGACCCTGAGCGTGTAGGTATTAAAAAAGGTGCAGAAGATATGCAAAAGCATTACGGAGATCAAATCACTAATTTTATGAATGCTCCTGATGATGCATTAGATGCTGCTTCAGATGCAGTTAGTTCTGTAGCTGATAGTGAATCAGCAACAAATGCTAATCCATTCTCTATGGGATCTTACGGAAATAGTATGCGCCAAAGACGTAAATCAGGTTTTGGTCGAAGACAAACTTTTAAAGGTCTTACAGGCTGATGGATCTATTCACACAGCTAACGTCAGAACTCGCATCTTTAAAAGATTCTAGACGTAACTGGGAAAACACTTGGCAGGAAATAGGAGATCTTGTTTCTCCTAATAGAAGTGATTTCCTTACGCTTAGAACTGCAGGAGAGAAACGTAGAGAAAAGATTTTTGAATCTACACCTTTACGTGCTTTAACTAGATTCTCTTCTGGTATGCACAATCTATTGACTCCCAGCACCCAAAGCTGGTTTGAGTTAAAGATGAGAAATAGTGCATTGAACCAGGAACGTGATGTTCAGCTGTGGTTAGAAGAATCTACAAGAGTATTAATACAGACCTTTAACAGACCACATAACAACTTTCATCCGTCAATGCATGAATACCTACTGGATTTAGGTGCATTCGGAACAGGTGTTATGCATATCAGAGATATACCTGGACAAGGACCATACTTCTCAAGCTATCCACTCTATAACTGTTATTTAGCCAAGAATGATATGGGCCGTGTAGATACGATCTATCGAGTCTACGAACATACGGCAAAAGAAGTATTGGAAGCATTTGGCGAAGAAAAACTGCCTGACAAAGTAAAGAAGGCTTTAGAAGCAGGAAAGTATTACGACAAGTTTGAATGTGTCCATGCAGTCAAGCCTGTATCAACCTTTAAAGATGCTCCTATAAAACGATTTCCGTTTGTCAGTATCTACTTCATGCCTACTGCTAAAACCATTCTAAACGTAGGTGGTTTTGATTCATTTCCATTTGTATGCAGTCGTTGGGAAAGAAATGCACAAGAAACCTATGGAAGAGGTCCAGGTGCTGAAGCATTAGCAGATGTTAAAATGCTCAATGAGATGGAAAAGACTTATCTCAAAGCATTACAAAAGATTGTAGATCCACCACTTATGATTCCTGATGACGGATTCTTAAATCCTATTAGAACCACACCAGGAGGAATCAACTACTATCGATCAGGACTAGGTAAAGACGAAAGAATCTTTCCAATGCCTTCTGCACAACGAGTAGACATTGCAGAAGCAAAGATGTCTCAAGTCAGACAGAACATAGAAAAGTCTTTTTACCTAGACATGATGGAATTACCAGGGCCAGTAGCAAACGATGGTGATGTCCTTAGATTTACGGCTACAGAGGTTCAAGCAAGGCAAAGGGATCGCTTGCAAATCATTGGACCTCTTGTAGCTAGACAAGAAATAGAAATGCTTGGTCCATTGATCGAAAGAACAACACAGATTCTTCTAAACTCCAATATGCTCCCACCAGCACCAGATATTATTATGGAGCAAGAAGAATTTAAGATCGAATATCGAAATCCAGTCTCTGTGGCAATGCGGGGCTACGAACTCAACAGTATTTCCCAACTGATTCAGTTCTTAACTCCTATAGCCCAAATCGACCCAACCATTCTGCAGAGGCTGGATACTTCACAAGTAGTCAAACTTGGAGCAGATATTCTTAGAACACCACCTAGTGTTGTTAAAGATGAAGCTCAGTTCCAACAGGAACAACAACAGCAACAAGAACAATCAGCATTAATGCAGACTCTACAGCAGGCACAGATTTCAGCAAACATTGATCAAACTACGTCTGCAGCAGAAAAGAACCGTGCTATGGCTGCAGATCAGTTAGCTAACTAATGTTCGAAAAAGATAGAAAACGTAGGGCAACCTACAAAGAAGTATTCTCAACCGAACCAGGAAGAGAAGTACTGGAAGACTTGATGAAAAATAACTTTCTCTGGACTTCCACACAAACCAGTGATTCGCATGAAACAGCATATAACGAAGGACGAAGATCAGTCATCCTCGCAATCCTGAATTATGTTTCTTTAGATGCGGATCGAATACAAACCATGATGAAACAGAATTATGACCGAAGCATCGATGACAACTTCTGAAGCAGCACCAAGCCCAGATGCTGGTTCCTCAGAAGCCATTGGCGGTAGTCTGTTAAGTTCAGATCAGCCAATACAACAACAACCAACTTTATCGTTTGATCCTACTGGATTACCAGATGGATTGAATGAAGAACCATCACTACAGACTTTTGATAGCGTAGACAAACTTGCTAAGTCCTACGTCAATCTAGTTAAAAAAATGGGTGTTCCTGCAGAACAGCTTCTACGTTTACCACAAAGCGGTGAATCGTATGATGATGTTTATAATGCTTTAGGAAGACCAGAAGATCATGATGGTTATCAACTAGGTGATCATTCACCAGAAGATACAGCAAACTATAGAGAGATTGCTCATCAACTAGGTTTAAACAATGACCAAGCCTCTGCACTATACGATATCTACCAACAAGACATGCAATACCGCATGAATGAGGAAGATGCAGAGTTTGAGCAATTTGAAGTAGAAAACCTGCAAGAGCTACAACAGGAATGGGGTGACAAATTCAACCACAATCTTGAAATGGCTCGCAGAGCATTTATGAATTTTGCTACTCCTGAAGCGGTAAAAGTCTTGGAAGAAACTGGTATGGGAAACCATCCAGAACTATTGAAAGTATTTGCCCGAATAGGAGAAGTATTAGCTGAAGATTCAGTATTACCAGGATCAAATAACGCAGTTCTTGGTGGTATGAATGCAGCTTCAGCCCAAGAACAAATCAACGATTTATTAGCTGATTCAGAGTTTAGGATTGCATATCAAGACGGATACCATCCTGGTCATAAGGAGGCCGTTGAGAAGATGACTAAGCTCTATAGTTACTTGGGTTGATTTAGTCCAGACAAGGTTTTTAGACCCCTGGCAATTGATTTTGTCAGCGGACCCCATGTGGACAATCCGCAAATGTGCGTTTTTTTATTCACGTATTGCGGAGACTTTATATGTCCACTCAAATCACAACGGCATTCGTCAAACAGTTCGATGCCAATGTACAGCTTCTCGTCCAACAGATGGGAAGTCGATTGCGTAATGCAGTCACTTTAGAATCAGGTAAGGTCGGTGAAGAAGTTTTCATGGACCGTATTAGTGCAACTGCTGCACAAAAAGTAACCAGCAGACATGCTGACAGTCCTTTGATCAGTACACCACATGATAGACGTAGGGTAACACCTGTCGATTATGATTGGGGTGACATGATTGACAATCCTGACAAACTCAGGCTCTTAATCGATCCTGCATCTGCATATTCCCAAAATGCTGCTATGGCAATGGGAAGATCAATGGATGAAGAAATCATTGGTGCTCTGAAAGGTAATGCTTTTGGATCTACTGGAGATTCTGCTACATCAGGCAGTTCTTCTAGTTCTTCTATTGCTCTACCTTCATCACAGAAAATTACTTCTGTTCAAAACAATTTTGCAGTTGATGGTGAAAATACTTCAAATGCACAACCTTTGACAGTAGGTAAATTAATTGATGCTCGTAAGCGTTTAGGTGCTAGTGAAGCAGACGATTACGATGTCAATGGAAATAGCAACCTGTTCTTAGTTGTTAATGCTGCTCAATTAGCACACTTGTTGACTTCAACAAAAACTAATAGTGCAGACTTCAATCAGATCAGAGCATTGGTTGCTGGAGATCTTAATCAGTTTATGGGTTTTAACATAATCCGAACTGAAAAAATCCCAACCACATCTGGATCTGAGTTGTATTCAGGTTCTACTGAAGTCCCACAGGTTACATCAGAAGACAATCATTATTGTTATGCTTTTCACCGCAGAGGCATTGGCCTTTGTGTTTGGGAAGACATTGTAGCCAGGATCTCAGAACGACCCGACAAACGATTCAGTCAATACATCTACTATCGCATGACAGTTGGAGCAACACGACTTGAAGAAGAAAGAGTTGTAGAGATTCAATGTCAGGATGCACCAGTAGATAAATCATCTTAATCGTTTGAAAGGAGATTATAATGTCAGCAACAACTAATTACGGAGCAAACTTTACGAAGTTTGACCAAAATCAACCTAAGGAAATGGTAAATGTCGCTGAACATGGAGCAAGACTTCGTGTTCAATATGACACTTACGAAACCGATGGTAATGAAGGTGCTGGATCTACTATTGCTATGGCTCGATTGCCTAAAGGTTCAAGGGTATGGCAAGTCATTATGGTAACAGATGACATACATGCATCTGCTACTTTAGCAGTAGGTGATTCTGCTGATCCAGATAGATTCATTACTGCATCAATTTGTGGTGATGCTAATAAAGTTCATTACATGCATCCTAAAGCACATGCTTCAGATGGTAATGTAACTATTATTGGTGGTGTTAGTGGTACGGGTATTGACGGATTTGGTCATGCTTATACTGCTCAAACCGATATTATTATCACAACCGCTGCTGCAACATTAGCTGCAAGCAAAACAATCAATCTTTGTGTTTGGTATTCTGTAGATTGATTTAATTTGGGCTGCTTCGGCAGCCCTTTTTAAAAGGTGATTATGAGTGAAGTAACTTTTTACGATGATGAAAACAAAGAGCAAACCGTAGTAGTCGATTCTAAAGAACATCAAGATTTAATAAATAAAGGATGGACTACATGGAAAAAACCATCTGTAAAAAAAACCACTAAGAAAAAATCTTAATGGCAACGGCAATTCAGATATCAAATATTGCGTTAAACAATATTGGTGATGGAACAATAACGTCTTTTGACGATCCTAATGCTAGAGCTAGGGCTTGTAAATTAAGATTTGAAGACGTTAGGGATGCTGTCCTTCGTGCTCATCCTTGGAATTGTATGACAGGAAGAACAACATTATCTCAGAGTGCTAGTTATACTCCTCCATTTGAATATGACTATGCCTATGTTCTGGATAATACCATTGTTCTAAGAGTCTTAAATCTTTATGAAAGTGACGTTTTTGATTATCCATTCAAGGTAGAAGGTCAGTTTCTTCTTACCAATGCAACTACTGCAAAAATCAAATACATCAAAAGACCGACAAGTATAGACGATACTCAAGACTTTGATGCACAACTGGTTCAAGCAATAGCAATGTCTTTGGCATCTGAAATTGCTATGGACCTTACAGGTCAAGCACAGATTAGAGATCTTATGCTTGGTAAGTATCAGCAAGTGCTATCAGAAGCTAGAAGTATTGATGCTCAAGTTGGTACTGCAGATGTTATTGAATCTAATGAATGGGTTGAGTCAAGGACGCGAACTTATTCTGGTAACTTCAAACCATTCTCTGCTTCTACTGCTAACGGCGTAGTATGAGAGTAACCCAAACTCAAACAAACTTCTGGGGTGGACAGATTGCTGTCAAATCTCAGGGATTTGTTGATGAGGAACTGTATTCTAAATCTGCATCAGAGCTAACAAACTTTGTTGTTACTCCGAATGGTGGATTAGCAAGAAGACCAGGAACTCAGTTTGTTGCTAGATCAAAGCCTAATGCACTAGGTGTTGGCAATGAAGCATCTGCTGTAAAGCTCATACCATTTACCATTGGATTTGGCAGTGATAACAACTACGTTTTAGAATTTGGAGTTGCTTCTCAAACTGTTACTGCAAGTAATAATTCAGGTGATTTATTATTAACTTTCACATCAGCTCCATTTTTAAATACAGATAATATCTTAGTTAATATATCAACAACTGACACTTTGCCTGGGGGTTTATCTGCTAATACTGATTATTATTTAAAAAGACAAAGTGATACAACTTACGAAATAGGCACCAACACAGGGCTTTCTGTTATAAGTTGGTCTAATGCTGGTACTGGCACACACACTATAACTTATGGCTATGTCAGGTTTTATAAGAACAAAACACAATTATTAGATTCTGGTAATCCTTATCAAATAGACACACCATTTATTACAAATGCTAAAGTAAATGCATTAGAATACATACAGTCGGCATCATTTCTATTTTTAGTTAGTCCAGATGTTCATCCGCATCAATTGGTTTATGATGCAACAAATGAAACCAATTGGACATTATCAGAAATATCATTTTTTGATGGACCTTACTTTAACTCACAAGAATTAGCAGATGGAACTGCAGTAGATACAACGATTTCCATAACTTCTGGTACTGCAACTTTACCATCAGGAATAAACCAAACAGGTTGGGTTGGTGAATGTGATAATGCTTATTATTGGTCTAATACTGGAGATCAAATCCCACAACCTACAGATAATCTTCAGACCTTTTCCTATTTACAGAACAAAAACCATGGTCTTCAAGATGGAATGAAGATCAATGTATCAGGAATAACATCTGAAGTTTCTGTATCTGCATCTTCACCACAAACAGTTTCTAGTGTAACCAATTTTCAAGCTTCTCAAACACATACAGGTATAAATCCTGATCAAACAAGCGGTACAGGTAATTTAAGCACTTTAGAAGCAAAAATTGTTACAGACGGTAATGGAACACCAACTATAACCATTACAACAATGGGAACTGGATTCGATCCAGGTGATACAATTAGATTTACAGATCCTGGATCTACATCAAACACAGCGACAATCACATTATCTTCTGCATTTCCGTCAAATGGTGATTATTTTGCGACACAATGTACGGCAAACACATTTAAAATCACACAATCAGTTGGTGGAGCACCAGTAGACTTTGGACATAACCAAAAACCTACTGTAAAAGCTTATTTTTACCGCAAAAACAGCAGTATTACACTAACACAATCTGCATCTGGCATTTGGACTGATACTGCAACGGATGCTGGTCGATTATTCAGGATTAATACACTAGGAAACGAACAGATTTATTGGGGTCATGTAGAAATACAGTCAATTTCTTCAAATAATGCTGTATGTACTGCAAAAACAGACATCCCTCAGTCTTATACTTCTAATTTAAGAGATTGGAAACTAGGACAATGGTATACAGGCAACTATCCGCATTTTGTCACTCTATTTCAGCAAAGATTGGTATTTGCTAGAGTCGATCATAGTCCACAAACTGTATTCTTCTCTCAAACCAACGATTTCTACAATTTTGGACCTTCAGAATCGTTAGGATCGGCTACAGGACAAACAACTGCATCAGGAGCATCTATCATAGGTGAACAGGTATTATCGTTCAATGCCATGACGTTTACGTTTGATTCTGGAACGGTTGATGAGATTCAGTTTCTTATACCACAAGAAAAACTCTTAGCAGGAACAACTGGTGGTATCTATGCAGTCTATGGATCTGAACAAGATCTAACTATTACACCAACGAATTTTACAATCAGAAGAGAAGGTACTCAGCCTGCAGAAAAAACAGTCAATGCTGTTGCAGTCGATGAGAATGTTATCTATGTCGAAGGATCAGGGGTCAAAGTACGTTTAGTCAACTTTGGAAATGTCTCTTCTGCAGCTAAATCTTTTGATGTCACTATCCGTTCTAACGATATTTTAGATGATAAGGGAAAACAGATTATCTCTACTGCTATACCAAACTATGCCAATTGGATTCGAGATGGATCAGGAGCAATTAGCTGTGTTACATACATTCCTCAGAACTCCATTGTTGCATGGCATAGGCACAAAATTGGTGGATCTTACGAATATTCCAATACGAGAGGAGGTGATCCTACAGGATATCTAACAACAGATCAGACTCATGGTGTTGTTGTGGATATGGCAACAATTCCTTATGAAGATCAAGACCAGTTATGGATGTTGGTTAGAAGAACCATACCAACAGCAGATGGATCTAATTCTCATACTATTATAGAGACTATTGAGGTTCTAGAAGATTGGATGCAGGAAGAAGCAATAGATGCATCTCGATTTATGGATGGTCATGTAGTCGCATCTAATGGAACGACTGTAACTGGATTAGGACACTTAGAAGGATTATCAGTAAAGATGTTAGGTGATGGTGCTCAGTTAGATGATAAAACAGTATCTTCAGCAACTGCTGATTCAGGAGCATCTTCTAATTTTACAACCTTAGTTGCAGGACTAGGTTATCAATCCAAGCTTGTTACTTTACCAGTAGCAGTTGGACCTGGAGGTAATGTCAGGATTGGTAACAAGAAAAGATTGCATCGAGCATGGGTTAAATTACATAGAACACCAAACATCAAATACGGAGTTTATCCTGCTTCAGAAGCAGATAATACAATCTCTGAACTTGTCACAAGAACAGTATCTGACAATTACGGAGATCCACCTACGTTATTAACTGGAGTCGAAGAACTTGTGCCTATCAGCCAAGGGTTTACAGATGCACAGTTTCAAATCCAAATGGACGATTCCTTACCAGTAAACATTCTTGCCCTAGAACTGGACTACGAAACCAATGATAACTGACGTACAGGTTTGGCCCATAACTGATGATATGGACCTAGAAGAAGTAAAACATGCAGGACTTAGTGATGGTGATAAACATCTTATTGCACCTACTCATTTTGTAACCAAAGAAGGACAAGTTATTGGTGCATTCTGTTTGACAAGCCCAACAGTCTATTGGTGGATGCATTCTCAAAAAGCATCTATGAAAGACTCGTTATTAGCATATCAATCATTGGATGCGTTAATGAGACACAACCGCATTGATCGTTACATTATGCCCTGTGAACCAACTTCTCCTTATTACAAATTATTAAATAACCGATGCAATGTTCTTAAATCTGCAGACGGTCAAGATTGGACTCTTTTTGTAAATAAATAATGGCATTACCAGCAATTATAGCAGGAGCAGCAGTTATAGGTGGTGCTCTTAGCATGTATGGAAAAAATCGTGAGATTTCAGCCCGAAGAGATTCATTAAAAAGACAAGCAGAACTTGCTCGTCGAAATGGGATAAATGCTAGAACAGGATTCTATGCACAAGGTAATCGGTTTGCCTTATCTGCAGAGTTGGAAACTGGTCGAATGGCAAGATCTCATGCACAAAGAATAGGATCAATGAGATCATCAATTGGAGGTTCTGGAGCAGTAGCAGATTCTGGAACAACATGGGATGTGATCATTGCTCAAGATACTGAAAATCAAGCAGAGATGAATGCTTTTAGGAATCAGGTGGAATCACGTACACAAGACTTCTTTGATCAAGGACAAGCACAATATCTGTCTTATATGAATCAATCAAAAGCATTGCTTGACAGTTCTATTCAATTAGAAAGAAGTCGTAACGAACAATTATTTTTGTCAGGGCTGCAAGGTGCAGCTAGTTTTGGATCTATGGGAGCATCAGGTGGTTCAGCATTAGGATACACATGAGACTAAATTTTCAACAACAACGAGCTGTAAATCCATCTGCAGGACCAAATTTATTTGTTCCTGAAAGCGGTCAAGGCATTCAAAACGAAGAAAAGCTTAGACTTCAGCTTATTAAACAACAGCAGGATGCTCTTAATGATGTAGCTCAAGCTGCAGTTGTTATTGCTAAAGCTAATCAACAAGCAAAAGATGCAGACTTTAAAGCAGACTTTGCAGATCTTAGAGTAAAGTTAAACTCTGTTGGGAATCAAATTAGCGATGGTTATGAGTCAAACCAAGAATTTAATATAAGTCATTTATCTTTAGAAACTGACGAAAACGGGAAACCAAATAAAAAATATACATTTGTAATGCCTACTAATAAAGCAGGGCATTTTGGTTATTCGCAAGTAGACAGTAATAAAGAACAGGTTGCAGCTTGGTTACAAAAAACAGTTCTTCAAGATTTTGGAGATGCTGATGATAAATATATCCGTGCTGTTAAGCGTGAAGTCAATTTTACAATTGAAAACGCATTTTCATCTGCAAAAAAATCTTCGTTACGTCATACCAAAAATCATTTGACAGCAAAGGTTAATGAAGAAAATGAGCTTGTTGCAGGAGAAATAAGCAGAACCAAAGATCTAAACTATATTAGTCAGATAGTTGGTAAACGATACGATGATATTGAAAGAGATTTAGAAGGAACATTTAGTCCTGTAGATATTGCATCTAAACAATCTAAGTTCTTAGAAAACTCAGTTACAGAATTGGCATATCGTTTAACTGGTGCAGATTCGTCACCAGAAGATAAACAGATGTACCAGACAATGTATAAAGAAGCTATGAAAGGCGATGGATTGTTTCAAAATGTAGATCCATTGTTTTTACAAAGACTTCACAGAGATGCTGGCAGCAGAGTTTTTAATCTAGAACGATCTGATGAAATTGCAGCAGCAAAATACGCATTGCAATATGATGCAGAAAACTTTTTTGTAGCAGGAAGTGTTGAGATTGTTCCTAAAGAAGTTGATGGAACAATTAAAATGTCTTGGAAGAAAAGACAGATAAAAAATGCAGATGGTAATCTAATAGATGATCCAAACTGGTCTTCTTCCTACAAGTCTTTATTTCCTAAACTTACAGATAACGATATTACGACTCTTTTAAATCAGGGTATTAAAGAAATAGAGAAGGAAGCTAACGATAAATTTAAAACAACAGTATTTGATGGAACTGCTAGGTCTGATTTCAATGTTTTATTAAGAGATTATATTTCTTATTGGCAAGAAGCATGGACTACAGATTCTAATGGACTACGAAAAACCAACTCTTTACCTCCATCACCACCTTGGCTAAATACAAAGTTTAAAGGTGAAGAATGGGAAAAATACAGAAATAATCTGTTAAAACTAGATTCTGTTTACAGGGGTGCAGATGCAGCATACATGTTGGCTAAAAATCCTGATAGTAGTGCAGAAGATATTCAACAGGTTTTAGATGACCTAAAAGTAAAAGCAGAATCTATCCCAACTTATAGTGAAGGTATTAGAAAATCTGCCTTAGACTTTCTTAATAGCGTAAGTCCGTATTTTCAAAAACAGATCAAACGCATTAATAATGTCTTAAACACAGGTGAAAATAACGTCAACAGAATATGTGAAAGCAAAGGAATTGATCCAAGCAGTTTTGAATGTTTGGTAGAAGGTTTTAAAGCACAGAAAACTAAGAGCAAATAATAATGACTGAAATTGTAGGTAGAGATAATCCTTTTACTCCGCAAATGCGGAAAGTATTAAAAGGTATGGACCCTTTTACAAGGAATCAGTTTTTAGATAATGCTATAAAAGCAGCTGGTGCTGGATATAAAGAAAAATCCAATGCAATAAGGAATCTTCTTACTGATGACACTTATACTGGTGAAGACATGCTTTATCAGTATATAGGCCAATCTTCAGCAGAAGTTCCTATTACTCGATACACAAGAAAAGAAGAAACAGGCATATCTGAACCATATACAGAACATGTAAAAGTTGAGATTCCAGGTTTAGACTCAGAAACATATCAAGCTATGGGTGAGATATGGGATGCTTCTAAAAATGAATATGCTCAAAAGATATTTGGTTCTGATACAAAAACATTTAACGATGTTGAAGCCCAGATCCAAGATGAATGGAATAACTACTCATCTGCATTTAACAATACCAAAATAAACTTGAGTGCAAGAGATGGGTTTTTTAAAGCAGGATATTATTTTTACGGCAGAGCAAATGCAGCAGGGAAATCTTTCAGCGCATCTGAAGTTTCTAAAGAACTGTTTACTAATTCATATTATGTAGGTGAATCACCAGGGAATCCCCTTATTAAAATAATGATTCCTAAAGTAGCATTGTCACCATTTGGCTCATATGACGATGAGCAAGTATTTTTTGGTTTAAATATGCTCAGAGAAAATGTTGACAAATACATCAGTAGTAAAATTTTAGATAAAATTGCTACAGATAAAGGTGGGAATATAAAGATATATCTTAAACCATCTATCACCAATGACGGATTAGCAATTTACAGCACAAACAAAAACATAGATGGATCAGATACAAGGCAAGGTGTTATACCATGGGAAACTGTTGCTTCATATGTCACGTTTGAGAACAAAATGGCAATGCTCCATGATTTTGATTACATCTTTGCATCAAATGATTATCAGGATTTTGTTGAAGAAATAAAAGAGTTTGAAGAACAGGCATTTGATGATGGTCAGAATATAGCACTCACACGAAGTCTCTTTGAAATAAGTCCTACTTTTGCAAAAGGATTGGATCAAACTTTAGCAAAGAAAATGTTTGATAAAACAAGTTTGCTAGATCCTGCATTTGAGATGAATGCATCTTTTAATTTTTTAAGAGGATTTTTTTACAATCAAACAGAAATAGGTCTTATTGAACGTGATGTTATTGTTGAAGTACTCAAACAAATTACTCCAGAGTCTTCTAGCGATGAAATACGTGAAGTGTTAAATACAGTAAGATCAAAAGAAGTAGCAAAGATTGTGTCAGCATTAGACGATATAGATTTATTGTCAGATGGATTGATAAAATTTTGGAAAAAAGAACTAGAACCGAGAGCAAAGATGCTTGGGTTTGATGAAGATTTTAGAGAAGCACAAAGTGAAACCAATCAAAATTTAGCACCATTTGTAGGATCTGAATAATGATTGTAGAACCAGATATAACCTACGACCCCAATATTGTAACTGAAGGAAACATACGTGCTTACACGCCTTCATTACCTACATTATTTAAAGAATCTGCATTATATGCATTTAGAACAACATGGTGGCAGGAATCATTAGATGAACTAGAGTTTAACTTAGCTAACGAAGGTAACACTTTTACAAAAGAAGAATACGATAATAGTCCTTTTCAGCGTAGTGGTATTCAGCATTTTGAAGGAATGACAGAAGAACAAGCACGTATTCTTGCTGAAAACTTTGATAGAAATCAATACTACGGACAACTTACAAAGAATGTATCTTTTTTTAATCCTGGCATGTTTGGAGGTTTAGTTGCTGGTTCTATCGTTGATCCTCTTAATTTTATTCCATACTACGGAATAGCAAAATTAGCAGTAAAAGCTAAAAGCACTTATAAACGTCTTAAACAGGCCAACAATGCAATTAGATCTAAACCTGCACAAGGACCATTGGGACAAAACATTATCTCAGTAGTAGATCCAATGATTGGCGCAGGAGTAGCAAATTATGTTGTTAAAGATAAAAGAGCAAAGTTTCAAGAACAGCATGATCTACGAATGGTATTAGCTGATATTGCTATAGGTGCTGGTATTGGTGGATCTATTGTTGGTGTAAGAACATTACGCAATAGAATGAATCGAGCATCAACCGAAACTCATATGAATCGATTGGCTCAAGCTTTAGATCAATTAGAAGAAGGAAAGCCTATTGATCTAAAACCTCATCCTACCAAAGGTCTTAACTACGAAAAGTTTGAACAACCCACAACTTTATCAGAATCAACAAGAGCTACAGTCAACGCAGCAATCAAAGTTGATGATGATATGTTTTTAGAAATACTAGACCTTGGTATTACAGGAGATGGTGCATTAACACCTAATGAAGCATTAGCTGAAATATTGGAAAAAGCTGAAGCTGAAGGTTATTCAGGTGTAGCAATACCAGAAGAATTTTTAAGAAATAATGAAAATCTTTTCAGCGATGTGTTTCTTAGCAAATACAGTATGGAAGTGAAGAATATAGATGGTGGCAATGGCAAACAGGTTGTTGTTATTAAAGATATACAAAACCAGGAATTACGATGGGACACAGTAGATCCTAATGAAAAATTTGAATACGTTGAACAAGATGGACAAGCTCAAACATTACAGCAAAGAATTGCAGAAGGTGTTCTCGCATTTACAAGCTTACCTCAAAAAGCTCTTAAACGACTTAAAGACATTGAAACTAAGGCAAAGCAAGCAAACGAAAAATTGAACGTCATGAAAAACGCAGTACGTGATGCTGGAAGATGTGTGATTAGCAATGGCTAGAACAGGAAAACTAGATCCATGTTCTAACATGCTTGTTGAAGAGCATGGTATGGATGCTGATGCTGCACAACAGCTAATTAATGATCTTAAAAAAGGGGGTTCTCCTGAAAAGATTCTAGATGCTGCTGAACGTAGAGCAACAATCCTAGACTTTGAAGCACAACAAGCTCAGAACGCTCCACAGTTAATGCAGTATGCTTTTGAAACTGCTTATAACTTTGTTAGTCAAGCAACAGATAAATCAGAAGCACTTACACGTTTAAAAGCATTACTTACAGGATCTACTAAAGAAGGTGAAGGTTTTCTTAATTCAGTTGGTGCTGCACAGGAAACTAGAACATCTTTAATGCATGGCAGAATCATTACGTCATTCCTTAATGAAACAGGATTGTCTAGAACGCAGATGCATAAACTCCTGCGTAACAAAAAGTTTCAGGAAGATGTTGTAAGAGAACGCTTTCCTTTTAATAAAAAAAGCAAAACAGGAAATAAGGAAGCCCACGCATTTGCAAAGATTGTTGAGCTAGAGAATCAAAGACTTGTTAAAGAAGCAAATGCTGCTGGTGCTGCAATTATTTACAATGACCAATTTGTAACATCCCAATACCACAATCCTACAAATATCAAACAAGCAGGGTTTAATGATTGGTTAAACACCATTATGCCTTTGCTTGACAAAGATAAAACCTTTGATGGATTTGGTGCTCCAGAAGGTGATGTTGGTATTCTTAGAAAGATTTACCAAAACATTATAGAACCTGGATCTGGTGGTGATGGACTAGCAATGAATGAAGCATTGTCAGCCTCGCGCCGATTGCATTTTAAAGATGCAGATTCCTGGTTGCAGTATAACAAACGCTTTGGTCATGAAGATCCTGTTCAAGCAATGGTTGAAGGATTGGAACTTCAAAGCGATAGAACTGTTCTTATACAAAGATTAGGACCAGACCCCTCAGAGACCCTTGACAATCTTAAAAAACAGATTAAACAAGATTATGGTCTTACAGATAAAGACTTCGACATAGAAGGTGTTAATACTAGAATTGATCTGGTTACAGGAGACTTTTTTATACCTGGAGATCCTAAACTTGTAAAAGTAGTTGCTGGTCTACAAAACTGGACCATTATTACAAGTATGGGCAAAGCAATGCTTTCGTCATTCAGCGATCCGTTATTGCAAGCAATGACAATGCATTACCAAGGAAAGTCTTTCTTTTCTGCATATTTTGATACCTTCAGAAACCTAAAACGATCATTTACTAGAGAACTTGGCATTGATGAAAAAGATGCATTCAAGTTATTAGGTATTGGCATCGATGGTGTTCTTACATCTTCATCTTCTCGTTACGTAGCATCTGATAAAACATCAGGTACATTAAGCCGATTGGCAGACAAGATGTTTATGTATAACGGTCTAAATTACTGGACTAATGCCAATAGAGAAGGTTTTGCTAGAATGGCATCTGCATTCATGGGTGATCAAGCATCAACTCCATGGAATAAACTAACTGAAAACTACAGAAGAATATTAAGTCAGTATGATATAACAGAGAAAGATTGGAGTCTTATCAACAAGATAGGAGCCAAAGACATTACTGATGAAGTAAAAAGATTAGGTCTGGAGTTTGACATCTATGCGAATGAAAGATACGTTACACCTGATCATATAAGAAAGTCTTCTAGGTCAAAACAAGCACAAACAGTTGCTGACAAACTAGAGATTTTCTTTGTTAATGAGTCAAGGATTGCTGTTCCTCAACCAGGAAAAAATGAAAAAGCAATCATGTCCTTTGGTTTTAAAAGAGGGACAGTTCCTGGCGCATTAGCAGAAGCATTCTGGTTACTCAGAAGCTTCCCATTGACTATGGCTATTCAGCAATATCCAAGGATGATGCAGAATGGCATAGGAAATACGATGATGCATTTAAGTCCTGCAATTATGCTAGGATATGCATCTATCACCGCAAAGGATCTCATCAGAGGGAAAGAGCCAAGAGATCCTTTCGATACTTCTACCGCAGCCGCTTCCTTAATACAATCTGGTGTTGCAGGAATTGCTGGAGATTTAATCTACAACAGTTTCTCAGATCACGGATACAGTTGGCCTGAATTTATAGGCGGTCCTGTATTTGGCTATGGTGCTGATGCCGTAAAGATTTTTAAAGGCATTACTAATGGAGAAGCAGATGCAGCAAGAGCATGGAAATCAGTTAAAGATAATCTGCCTTTTGCCAATCTGTTTTATCTAGAACCAGCAGTCAACTACGGATTTCTGTATCAAATTCAAGATTACGTAAACCCTGGATACTTAGGAAGAATGGAAAACGCTATCAAGAATCTTGAAGGACAAGATTATATGGAAGTGTTTAGACCAAGTGCTGTGGTAGGAGGATATTAATGACAGTAACTGTAACAACCACTAGAAATTCATTTGCAGGAAACGGAAACCAAGGTCCACATTCCATTGGTTTTACCATCCTAGATGCAACTCATATCCAGGTTTATTGGGATAAAGGATCTTCATCACCAGGAACACCTACTGGTCTTTCTGCATCTGGTTATCTTACTAAAGATACTCATTACACAGTACAGAATGCAGGAACATCTTCTAATGCAACGATTACTTACATTGCAACAGGATGGACTGTTAGCTCAACAGTAACTTATCCACCGTCTGGTGATACGATTGTTGTTACACGTAATGTGGCATTAACACAGGGATCTGATTACACCAACAACTCCACTATTGATGCAGAAACCATCGAGAATAGCTTTGATAAACTTACACAGATCACACAACAGCTTGACGATGGTAAAGACTACTCAATTAAATTTGCATCGAATCTAGCAGGATCTACAGCTTTTAATTCAACTGCAGATACTGCAGGAACCATTACACAAAACAAAGCAGATCGAATCTCAAAGATATTAGCCTTTGATGGTAATGGAGATATTTCTGTAACACAGGAACTAGGAACTTATAGAGGTGATTGGGCAACTGGTCAAAACTATGTTCTTAGAGATCTTGTCAAACAAAGCAGTGCATCTGATACAAATACCCAAAACAATGTTTACATTTGTACTACAGCACATGCTTCTACAGGTTCATATCTTACACAAAACGATACATCAAACTGGACTCTAGTTCTTGAAGTAGCTGCTGCTCAAGCATCTGCAAATACTGCTACAACACAAGCAACTAACGCAGCAAACTCAGCTACTGCTGCAGCTAATTCTGCTACTGCATCTGCAAACTCTGCAACAACTGCAGGAAACGAAGCAACTACAGCAACAACTAAAGCTAGTGAAGCATCGACTTCAGCATCGAATGCTGCTAGTTCTGCAACTGCTGCTGCTACATCTGCAGCTAATGCTGCTGCTTCTTATGATTCTTTTGATGATCGTTATCTTGGTACGTTTTCTTCAAACCCTACGCAAGATAATGATGGTAACGCACTTGTAACAGGTGCGTTGTATTTTAATACATCTGATGGGGAAATGAAGGTTTACGATGGTACAAACTGGATCGCCGCATCAGCCGCACAAAATGTAACTGTCGAAGACTACACTTATACTCTTTCGGGATCTGATGCCACAATTTCAGGATCCGATGACAATTCCGCTTCATTAAGTTTTTCTAACCAGGAATCAGTTGATGTCTTTCTGAATGGAGTCAAGCTTGTTCCTAAGATTGGAGGGACAGCAAACGACTACCATTTAGATACTGCGAACACAGTAACGCTTACTGCTACTGCGGTTTCGGGTGATGTGATTCTCGTCAGAGTTTACAAAACTTTTACAGTTGGCGATGCCGTTCCTGCGAGTACGGGTGGGACCTTCTCTGGGAATGTTGCTTACACAGGGAATATCCAGGTTGATGATATTATTGAGAAGACTTCAGCGCATGGAGTAGAGATCGATGGTGTTCTTTTAAAAGATGGTGGTGGTACTTTTACTGGAGATGTTACTTTTTCGGATAATAACATACTTGGTGTCGGTGACATCGCAGTAGATACCATTTCTTCTGATGATGCAAATGATATAAGAGTGACTTTAGGAACTAATGCTGATTGTGATTTTAATGTAGGTACTGGGAAGTTGTTAGTAGAAGGTGACAATGGGAATATTCAATTTAGTGGTAACGGGACAGGAACAGA